TCTGAGACTGTGCTCTCCAATCAACATCGGTCAGAGCGTTCAGTTTCTTCAGAGCGGTCTTAGTGCCAACAATAATAGCTTCACAACCATTAATGGTTTCGACTTCTGTGATAATCCCATCAAAAGTATCTTTAACCAAAGTGTTATTACCAATCAGAGTAGGAGAAGCGGGAAGCTTCCTATAAGCATCGCCAAATGCCGCATAAATCTGATTAATAAGTTCAGTCTGGAATGCCTTAGCAACTGCATTCACCAGTGCAGCCCAATCTTCTTGACCAACAAGATAACGATCAATCTGTGCGCCAACAGCAGCACCATAGACTTCCTGCTTAACAGTAAATCTTTCGCCTCTGCCCAGTCTCTGAAGCACGAAATCGTGATGCTGACCAGAAACTTTAGCAACACTCAGAAGAGTGTCATCCTCGGTTACAAATTCAATAATATCATCATTGGCGATAGAACGTCTGTCAACATACTGCATGAAGAAATCGTTCTCACGAAGTCCTTCCTCAATCTTCAGATCAACAACTTCCTCGATAACTTCAAACAGCTCTTCGCCGTGCTTACGCATTGCACGATGCAGAGTGCGCTTAGTAGGCTTCTCTTCATGAATATCAAGAATCTGATAAACGAATTTTCTCAGCTTATCATTAGCTTCCTGCTTACCAATAACCTTGCCATCATCAACAATATCATTGCCCATAGCAAGATCAAACATCAGATTGCGAACAGACTCATAAGGAGTCTCCGCAAAGATATTTCTAAGGTGTTCAGTAGAAAATACTTTAATCATATCGCTTTATCCTCCTTTCTATAGTCTATTACGCTGCAACGACATACTTGCCGTCTGCAAAAGATACTGTCTTGCCAACAGCGGGTGTACCTTGGAATCCCTCGACAGACATCTCAAAGATATCGCCCTTAACCAGAGAATAACCCTTAACAACATCACCAGTCTTATTCACCCATGCTTTAGGGTTTTCGGTCTGAGGAATATCATAAGGAGTAATTTCAGGCATCAGAATCCAAAGCGCCTCTGTAGCAGCAGTAACCTCAACATACCAATTACCATTAGCGGCCTGCTCAACGATCTTACCCGCAAAAGTAGGAGCAGCCGCCTCTTTATAAGTACCAAGTTTAATGTAATCGCCACGACCAACCAGTTCACCATTATCGTGATCAGCGGTCAGTTCGATATCAAAAATGTGTCCACCACCATTAGCCGCAAGCAGTCTGGAAGGGAACGCTTCGTTATGTGTAAAAACAAAAGCAATATCAATCATAACGTTTAACTCCTTTCTTAAAATTTAATAAATATTAGTCAAAGAGATTTCCATATCTCTTGTTGCTATCAGCAGATTTTCCCTCAGGAACTCTAAATAGAGAGAACTTGTGCTGATTAGTGTCCTTTGCAACATGCGTCTTTTTGCTATTGGATTTAGCATAAGAAAGCAGAAGAGCATCGCATTTAGCTTGAATTTCATCAGCAGAATATTCAGAAGCCTTTGCTTTGATTTCTGCAAATTCGGCAGAACCAGAAATATCATTCCAATCTTCGGAATTAATAATTGCTTCTTTACGAGAATCTTCTTCGGCTTGCTGATATTTAGCCAATTCATCAGACATAGCAGAATATTTAGAACGCATATTCTCAATTTCAGCTTCCTCAGTATCTGTTACATAAATTGCATGAACAGGTATTCTGTCACCCTTGAGAGAGAAGACACCAGCACGTTCGCCATAAGACTGACGATAAGCACTACCAGCCCAAATGTCTACCATTACAAGTTCTTTATCATAAACAATTACATTGTAATAAGTGTTGTCAGCCTCAGAATAAGCATCATTAACCAGAGTAGAAAGCGCATAAATTTTATCATTCAGAGACACAGCAAATTCTTTGCCATTAACACTATAGGCGATAGAGTTGTCAATCTTTTTAACTGGTTCATCATCATCTTGTGCACCATCTTCACCTTCATCCGCTTCAGGTTCAGGGTCTGTCTCAGGCTCTTCGGGTTCTGCTTCTCCCTCAGAATCATCACCTTCAGCACCCTCATCTCCAGATTCAGGATTATCTTCAAAATTCGATTCAGGAGTAGGATCAGCTTCAGCATTACCAAACATCTCTTCGAATTTAGCTTTCAGCTCTTCATCTGTCAGATTATCATGCTCAAAAGTGATATCTTCAGCAGTCACATTGTACTGCTCCAACAGTTGCTCAAATAAGCCCATATCATCTTTTCCTCCTTTCATAGAATTTTGATCTATCTCAAATGTGGCTTTATCCACATTGAAATTTAATAAAGATATATTAGCACCCTCCATGGCTGGCTCTACTGTCGAACCATCTTCATAATATCCAAGGATAGTAATTCCTTTAAATACAAAATCATCAATATTTAAAATCTTTTCCTTGGCATCATATGAAAAATCATAAACATCAATTTCTACAGATACGGGGCATTGACCATCCGCATCCATAAGAATTTCAGGTGCTTTTGTGTACCCCTCATAAAGATAAGCATCTGTTTCAATATATTCTTTATCTTTATCAGCATCATATACTAATTCTGGTTTAGCATCAGTAGGAACATGACCTACAGGAATCTCATCATAAACAATTTCCCCATTCTCACCCTCATGCATTGCATGCCAACCAAAAACACTTTTCTGCTCTCCATCAATCTCAAGCTGATGGATATACGCTAAAATAGGTCGATTCTTAATACTTTTTAAGTTCTTTTTCATAGAACTATAAGTAATCTGACTTCTATTTCTATTTTTACCTACGTGAGCAGCTTTTAAATGCGCTTTTACAAGACCATCTTTGTCCGTATCTTTATTAAAAGATAAAGACCCCTCAAGCCCGACAGCTACAAATGAGCCACCAAATTCATCTTTAGAAAACTTCAGATTACTTCCTTTATTTACTAGATAATCATAAAAAGCATCTATACTAATCAACATGATTACACCTCCTTTATAAATGCACCGTTCTTGAAAAGGTACATTTATCAACAGGAATAGTGCTGTATTTTCCGTCTTCAAAACGACCTATATTCACAAATACAAACTGGCTTCCTTCTTTTTCCATTTCAGGATAACCAGCCTGTCTAAGCATTTCAGCTACCTCTACATCAGAGGTTTTAATAAACGGCATTTTTTCCATTGTTAAACCTCCTTTTAACCATTTGATCTGTCTCTTTTTTCTCTACTAATTTCTCCATCAGTGGAAATTTCTCCGTCATCGAGTGCAGGTCTACCAACCTTGCCGTCACTATTACCAGAAGACGTGTGACTAGATGCAAGAGGACTATTAAACTTATCAGACAAACCAAGAATATTTTCTTCAAGATAATTAGTAGCTAATGACTCGTATTCACTAATGCCACTCAATGTATTAAGTGCAAGTTTTACAGGAAGACCATAAGTACCATTTTCTAGCAACTCTTTCCTAAAGTCTTCTTTTGTATAAGCACTAATAGGGAAGAACACTACTTTACAAGGTGTACTCAAATTATAAGTCGCATATCTATTAACCCATCCCTGAGTCTGTCCAAGTAAAGAACTGATTGCCAATTCTGTATCAACTTTCATTGCCAGTTTCAGACCGGTTGTACCTGTAATTGATATACTATTCAATACCTGACCACCCATACCAGAATTAAGTACATTTTCTGTGGCTTTAGTCACCTTATTACTATTAGTAGTAGCATCATTGTCACTAAAACCAATGGTATTTAATTTTCCGGGTACGATAACGGCAGAAGTATAATCTGGCAATGCTTCTTCACACATTCTATTAAAATATTGGATAATTATTTCGGGGTCTACCTTCCAATCATCAATATTTTTACTTCCTGCTATTGTTTCCATTTCTATCCAAATTAATTTATAAATGTCTTGTTCATCTGCAATGGCTTGAAAATCTTTAACATCCTCTAAATTAATTAACTCAGCAAATAAGCCAGAATAATATGGAACAATCACTTTCCAATCTTCTATATTTAATTTTAAACAAACAGTATATTCTTCTGGAAACACCTGCCATTTAAAATCATCACCGCCAGATTGATATTGGCGATACATTGATTCAAAAGGTTCTCCCCAATATTCCAGTAAATAGTTATATGTGCCTGTAAAATATGACATATCCATGGCAAATGCAAAATCACCAGTAGGAAATCTACCCGCAATCTTACAATAGTCTGGATCAAGCGGAAGAATAAATAATCCATTATCATCGTCATAATAAGCACAACCATAAAATACATCTTGAAGAAAACAAATAAGATATATCATCAAGAATTTTTGCTGAAGGTCAAGACTGTCAATAAACTTAGCTGTTTCAGCATATTCTTTTAATATTTTCTTGTCATTTTGTGTATTAGCAGTTACATCATAATTAGGAATAATGCGCCTTGCATCCAATTCAAACATAGTCGCATTATAATTGATAAGTTTCTTGTACATTTGTGATCGATAATAAAGATACCAAGAAAGATTCCTTAAATTCTTTTCATTATTACCAATATTTTTTAAATAAGAAAGAAGTTTGCCTTTATCAAAAGTAGGAATGGCTTTTCTTGTATTTTTTGTCACATCTGTAATTTGCTTGAATGAATTTTGAGCTGCTTCAAAATTCTTTAATTTATTGTAATTATCATTGTAAAAAGACTGTAATTCAGAAACCGTCTTTTCACCATGTTGAGTATTTATTAACTCTCGTGCCGGAGTTGCATTCGACACATTGCGATTTTTTCTTCTTTTACGTGCCATAAGCACCCTCCTTAAATTATTCTATTATTTCTTGTGCGTCCTCTTCTAATAGGAAGACTATACACAAGTTGTTCTACATCTGACATAGTAGGTTTTAATTGTAATTCTAATTGTTTCATACACCAATAATTATATGAAAGAGAAGAGTAGCGGTCTTTTCTATTGCCTTTTGTCTCAAACACTTTCAACTTACCATCTTTATAATAGCCTTTTAATTTTACCAATTCAAAAATAGCGGCAGACGTTTCTGCATATGATTTAAGCAATTCGCCTTTTTCATATACAGTTAATTTCTTATACCCCTTGAATTCTTTAGAAAGATATATTTCCGCATCATTCTCAGATACTAAGAAATCAACATTACCATTTTGAATTGCGTTACGAAGTAAAAGACAATATATACTGTTAGAATCAGCTGATGCTTTTACAGAATAAACAACTTTTTTAGCGTCACGAACTTTACAACGCTGTGCCATTTCATCATTATTACAGCAAGTTAAAGCCTTATAAGTGTTTCCTGTTTCAGGATCATATTGATCTTTTATAATATAGTCGTACACACCCAAACCGCTTCCGTTGGTATCGAGCACTAAGTATGTACAACCATACTCATAGAAGTACCTCATAACAATTAGTGCAAGTTCGTCCGTAGTCAGTCCTTCAAATGTTTGTCCAAACACAAAATGAGCTTTATATTTTGTATCTGTAGTTTTAATTGCATCATTAATATATATAGCAGCCGCATCGTTTTTCTTTTTTTTAGTAGAAGCCATAAGAGCAACGTCAACTGACATAATACGCTCACCAGTTTTGGGGGCATGGGGAATTGGATTATCTTTAGAATAAAACTTTAAAGGTAGTAATCCTTTTTTATTTACTCTAAGTCGTGTAGCTTCATCAAAACTAAACACGCCACCCTCATTGTCGCCATACCAAAAACAATCATCTTCCATATGAAAAGCGACTTCATCAAAATCATCTTCTGACATACGGTCTTCAACTTCATCTCTCATCAGCAAACCTTCAAGAATAGATATTTGATATGGAAGACCACAAACAAAATATTTTCTTTTAGGATTAATAAAGTTTTTGAAATATGCCAAAAATTTATCATATCCCCAACTTGACTTTAGCCAAGCAGAAGACATATATATTTCTTTATTACGCTCTTGAAGATGAGAATATTCTGGTTTACTAAGGTAGCCCGGTGATCGAGGGGCTTTCAAAAATTCACGAATAACACTATCAATAATACGTTTATCTGTTTTAACATATTCATCCACTATAATAATATTACAGTGGGCAGAACGAGCGTTATCAGTACTAGTAGTTATTTTAATCCAACTATCATTCTTAAAATATACAGAGCCATCATTTTGTCCAATGCTTATTTTAGCTATTTCATTCCTTAGAAAACTACTTTGAGGACAAAACTCATCTCTAATTTTTAGCAACGATTCAGCAGCTTGTTTTAATACAGGAGCAGTTATTATAACTTTGGAGCCGGGATATAAAATACAATATATTACTGCCACGAGTGCGACTAACATTGTTTTCGTTCATTATTACCTGTAAGTTTTTTATCTTACACTCTGGAGATTTCTCTCATTTTCATCGGTTGGTCATTTCCAACCCAGTTTGGCGTACATCATCATTTATTATAATTATAAATGTCGAGGACTCTTGGAGAGATTATATTTATTCACTCTCTACGCTCTACGGTGTCTAACTGCCTTTCGCAATCAGTTAGCTTACCTCGGTATTACCATAATTATTTTTATATTCTTCAAATTGTTCTTTAGTATTATCTCCATTGCCATATATTTTATGAAAACCTTTATGACATTTTTCACATAGAGTAACACCATTATTAATATCGAATCGTAAATTTATATATTTATTCCATGAATATAAATGGTGTGCATTTAATTGCTCTTTAGAGCCACACAGTACACACGATCTATTATCTCTTTTAAAAACCGATTGTCTCCATTAATAATATCCAAATTCATTCAAACGAGAATAATCTGCCGCACGTTCTTTGTCCGTTAATATAGGATTCCATCTATAATGGTTTTCCCCTCTTGCTCGACAACAGAACCGATTGGGACATCCATGCCCCTGAATTAAAACTGTTGGACGTGCGTTATATATTGTTCCACATTTATTATGCCGAATTTTAATATTAGTTTGACTATTAATGTATTCTCCTAGAATGGTATATTCATCTCCATATTTTTTAAATACCTCTTCTTTAAATTCTTCTAAATTACGATAAGGTTGAATACATTTACGGCATCCTTTGCCACTTTGATAATCATTCCACGTTATTTTAAAAATATGACCATTTGGACACTGAAAGGTTAATTTTTCTTCTGAATTTCTTGATCCATTAGAATTATATTCTGTTGACAATAATATATCATCTCTATTATTATTAATTATATATTGTTTAATATTATCAATAGAATATTTATTGTAAGCAGATATAGGATTTACCTTTGTCCGCATATTTTGAAAATTATAATAATATTTATATCCTTGGCTATCAACCCATGTTAATTTACTTTGAAAATTAATATAGTCTCCAGATACATATTTATAATCTAAATTATGTTCTTGAAAATAACGATTCATATTTTCAATAGTATATGGATTGGACTTTGAATATCTTGTGGGATTTCCTTTTCTTATTGTCTGATAAGTGACATAATATTTATATCCCTCTTGATCAATCCAATTCATTTTAAAACGATCCCCTTTATATTCGTCATCTAATAATACAAAGCCTTTTTGATGTGCAACATCTTTTACATATTCGATATCTAATCTTTTCATTTAAAACCTCCAGACAAAAGTTTTTAGGCAATAAAAAACAACGAGAAACGAATGCCTGTGTTCGCTTATCAATTAGGCTCATGACTTCCTAATCTATCTCGTTGTTGTTTTCAAATATTAAAAATAATCGTAGGGTTTACCGATTTTCCTCGATTTATACAGGGCAAAACAATGTCAACCCTGTCCTCTTGCGGCTAAATAGAGCACATAATTATTGTGCATCATTGCCCACAAAAGTAATTCTTGAAACCATCGCAGACGAATGGTTTTAAATTGTAGTACGTCCTTTACAAACCTTTGAGGGTTTGCTCTATAATAACCAGCACGCCAAGCGATGGTATTCATTAATTTTTTATGCTTTTCTTCTTTAACTTCATCTATGCTTCTGGTTTCTTCTATGAATTCAGCCATTATTCATCATCCGATGCGAATTCTTCGTTCATTTTATTTCCGAAGATTTCATCAAAAATAGCTTCCGTATCGTCATCCTCACTATACTCAGGACGCTTTACAGTTAGCTTACCGATAAAGTTTTCATAAATAGAAGAAAAAGCATTTTTAATATTAAGCATCTTAACAAGATGACCTTTGAAGAATACATCTATTAACAAACCAATTTTATCAATATCAGCCCACTCGCCCTCAGGCTCAGGAATTGGCTTTTCCATTTCCCAAGCTTTAATCAATTCACCAAAACTTTTCTGATCAGTCATTGCATCTGTAGAGTTTTGAGTAGGTTTAATACCTAAACTTGTCATAATATCCTGACAAGATTTGATCGCATCTTTAGGATCAGATCCCTCTTTTGATAGCTGCCTTGCCCTCATATCCTGTATACATAACTGCTCAAACAACACCTCTTGCGCTTTTGCTTCAGCAGGATATCGAGATACCCAATCTTCGTAAGCGCTTTCCAACTGATATAATTCTTCAGATGAATAAGCACCAAACCTTTTACGTCCACGTTTAATTATTTCTTGGTCTTCATCTATAATTTCAATTTTATCTGGCCTTGATACAGAATACTTTTCACCATATTCTGAATTCTCCCATGTCTTACCTTTATAAGCTGGGAGACTATTGATCTGAGACATATACCTTTGAAATGGCATCATCTTAGATTTGCCAGATTCATTCGATTCTTCATTATTGTATGAATTAACACAACTGATATATAAACTTTCAATAAAAGGCTTATCCATTTTTCGCAAAACTCTCTGTACAGATATTTTTGTTTCTTTAGGGGGATCTGTAGGTTTTTCTATATTTTCAGCTTCCCTAAAGACACACTCTTTACAATATGGATAAAACCCATGTATTGTATTTTCATCTGCATAAAAGTTTTCTTTCTTAGCTGTTTTTAATCGTCCACAAGAAGGACATACCAAATCATCACATTTTGTGATTCTTGTATAGCGTTCTGCAAGAGCATTATATTCGTTTCGCAAATCGCCTATTCTCATTTTTTTTACAGTATCTTGGCTCTTAACCTCACGAAGATAAGCCATGCAATCACCTTCCTTTTTTATCATTTTAATCCATCAAAAGTTACATAAGAAATAACGGGAAGAGGATTTGAACCTCTGACCTTCAGCTTATGAGGCTGACGAGCTGACCGAACTGCTCTATCCCGCGATATAATAAAGAAGAGACACGCTTACACGTATCTCTTCCTATTTATAATATAATTTTATATGATTCATTATGACCATAAATATGATGAAAACCAAAAATCTTAACTGCTGGTTTATTACCTTTAAAAATACTATCCGCATAAGGATCACACCCTACAAAACTTGGACATACCAAAACCTCAGTATCATGGCAGCATCCTTCAGAGCCACTGATTTCTTTACTGGTATGCGTGTGTCCAATAATAAGATAATCAACCATCTCATCCTGTTTAACAGATAACATACTCAAGGCATTTTCAAAACTCTTAATCT